CTTTGAGGATAAACCAACAAAGGCCACAGCATCGGCATACGCGTGAAATCTCCGGCTAGTAGGCTCTTGGACTTTCCCGTATTCGTGCCATCCATCGATAGCCCTCTCACAAAATTGTATTAAACATTCGTCCCCGGTCTTGACTGGAAAGGTCAAGCTAAAACCTCCGCCCCTAGGGTATACGATCGGTACGTTGATCAAGGGTGGTAGCGCTGTCGGGGTTAAGAACTCCGCCTCGCCGTCTCCAGTTCTAAATACTCGCTTGATAGCAGGCTGGATTTTAGCTGTCTGCATCTCAGGGTCAAACGTCTCAATAATCCCTGGCATTTGTGTATGAACTTCTTTTAACTTACTGTCGATACCTGTCTGTATCGCAGATGCCAGCGTAGCTATTGAAGTTGTGAGGTCAATGACGTCAGACATTACAAAGTCCACCCTGTCGCTGTAGATTGCCAATTGTTGCCCCGGGTGTCCCCAGAAAAAACAACTTCTACAGTCTTATAGAAACCATTCGCTGAAGTTCTTACCGTTGATGCGTCTCTAAAAGCTAGATTCTTAAGTCCGATTTGCGCAGAAGTCGCTTGTATCTCAAAAGGCGCATGTGGCAAAAGCTTGGGGTTTAACAGGGTTGTGACCTTAGCCCCTGTCTCGGTGACTGTGGGGATCCCTAGCATCCCCGTAGCGCCTTCAATCACTACAGCTTCAGTAGTTGATAAGGGTTGATCTCGGCTCGATGTGACTACCGCACCGTCTTGTATGCTCCAAGAGAATCCATATTCCCTAGCTAAGACGTCCATGATGTCCTTCGAAGCTCCTGACAACGTCGTACCCCGGAGTTTATCTTTAATGTTCGGGATGCCCTCAAGCGTGCCTACGACAATATCTTTAAACGATCTTGCCACATCCTGGACGATCTTTTGAGCTTCTACATTCTCGGAAAAGGTTTTATTAAAAATAGAATTATCCCAGGCTTTTTGTCCATCACCCGCATAAAGGATAGTAGTCATGTCTATGCCTTGGCGGGCTTGGAACACATTCCGAATTTGGCCTTTAAAGATTAAGCCGACCGACTCTTCATAACCTGCATTTAATATAAGTTGGGTATACTTGGCTTGTAGTAACGCTAAGGTATCTTGATTCGCATTAAAAAGCGTTATCTTAGCTAGGTTCGGGGTACTTATAAGGCTCTTTGTCACTTCGAATTGTATGCGCAAATTGTCAAGGGTCTTTGACTGTCCCGATGTCGTGATTATAGTAAGCTCGTATTTGCGTTTATACTGTCTGCTCATCTTCAGGCTCGAAAGTTAACTCTTCATCAGTTAATAGCACTAGCTTTACAATATCCCCTAGATTTTCAACTGTCGCATCTTGGTTGGGCTGTGCCGTGTTTACAACAAACATGTTAGTTAATGGGATGTTGTATTGCTGAACTATATCTACGCCCCCTAAAAGTGGAATTCCCATAATTAAAGGTGCCCCCGAAGTTGAAAAGTCCGCAGTCCAGTATCCCGCCCGAGTGTTAAAAGAGACTCGCAAGCTGTATATCACATCTTCTATGGCTATCGTGAAAGTCTGCGCGGAGTCGTTCGTCAAAGGTATTTCAATCATCTCTAAAACCCCCGCGCCCAGTCAAGTAAAGTCTTTGATATAGTCTTCTCTGCGGAGTCGATCGGCGCAGTAACAGCCTTTCTTCCCGCATCAATGGCTTTAGATGCTTTATCTTTTATGCCTCCCGTAGCACTTAAAAACTTTTTAGGGACTTGGACGACTTGAGACTCTGTTATTATTGCCTCCTCTAGCGTCATCTGTAACGGAACCGACCTAAAGGAGGCTTTATCTTTACTCGTGGTTATCGAAGTGATAACCATGTCTTGATACTCGCCGAGCCCTGTTTGAATAGTCAATGGCTCCGCAGCATCTTTTAGAGCCACTAGAGCCTTATATGACGTTGTGCTTCTTGTATCATGTGAAGATGTACTTGCGCTAAAAAAACCCGTGACAGTATCAACGATAGCGCCGAAAGCTGCAAACCCTAGAGGAGTGTCTGTAACTATGCCTTGTATAGTGTACTTCCTAGGTTGATAAATAACATGATCTGATACATTAACCCCGTTTTCTATAGGGTTCTTAGTCAGCTCCAGAGTCTCCGCAAAGTCCTCACGGATAACAGCGTCGAGTTTTACCCCCTGAAAGTCATTTTTCTTTCTAATAAAAAGATTCTCGAAAGCCATTATTGATCCACCGCAGTTTTAAGGTCGTTTGTCGTCTGAGTGAATATATTAGAAACCTGATCGGCTACGGCCTTGGGGTCTGCGGAGTTCGCATTTACGTTAATGCTTACGCTATCCACGTTAACGTTTGAAGTTCTATTGCTCGATGTTGGAGCTAGAATATCTGGACTTCTCGACTCTAAGGGCGATATGCCCGTAACATCCCCTAAGAAGCCCAAAACATTGCCCCCAAACTCCCCTACGCTCTGAACTCCTCGGCCTATCGCTGCTAGCCCACTTGTAACCGTCAGAGGTTCGGGGGCTTTAGCTGCGCCGGGCATAGCTTTGCTCATGGTCTTCTCGTTAGAGCCGAAGAGGTTAAAGATCTCGCCCCACCCCTTGAATATCATTAGTGTTAGATTAGCCATTGTGTCAAACACCGCCGCGATATCGTCTATTGTGCGCTTATATTCGGGGTACTTCTTCTCTAGGTCTCCGAATAGGGATTGCTGACCTTTGAAAAATCCGTGCGCATCTTCTGTTGCGGCTACAAAAGCAACCCCCAAGAGGGCTAAAGCTATAGGCAAGACCGCTAGGGCTCCGTCAGCTAAAAACGCAGCTACAGCAACCCCTCGGATAGCCGTAGCCATAGACACTAAGAGGTTAAGCGCCTGAAACGTGATAAAACCCGCTGCGGCTATAGTTAACGCTTTAAAGGCTTTAGTGGCTAAGTTGACATACTTGGGGATGTTAAGCTCAATAACGGCTTTATTTCGCTTCCACCAATCTTCTATGATCTTGTTTGACTTTGTGAGTGCGGGGGCTAAAGATCGGGTAAGCACCCTAGATATCTCTTTAGTAATTTGCCAAAAGTCTGTCAAAGAGTCGTTAAATTCTGCGGATACTGCGGCATCCTTTCGAGTTGTTACCCCAAGCTCTTTAGCTTCTTGTATAAGTTTCTGAATACCTTCGGGGGTCTGCTGCAAAAGGCGTAGCGCCCCCCGAATGCCGAGCTTGTCAGCTAGTTCTATCTGCTGGGTTTGGCTCAAGTCTTTAAACCTGTCACTTATTTCTAGTAACAGGTTGCTAATACTCCCCTGAGTATCTTCAGCTGAGATACCGAGGAGGCTGAACGCCTCAACCCCTTCCCCCACACCTCGGGCAGTTTCCGCTGCTCTAACCGAGAGCTGTCGAAGCGCGTCAGCCATTCCTTGCGCAGTACCACCACTTCGTTTTAATGCAAATTCTAAAGCGTCGATCTCGCCAACGGATACACCTATCTCATCCGCGAGTTTTCCCTGTTCATCGCTAGCATTTGCCGACGCCGCAACAAAAGCAGTCAAGGCCGCAGTCGCAGAAATCACAACCGTAGCAAACTGTTTAATAGACGTTACCGTTTTATCAACGTCACTCTTAAACTTGTCCAGCTCTTTACTGTCGTACTCAAACCCTAGTCCGACTAGTAACTCATCGATTACGGCCATTTTCGCCCTGTCGCTTTATCATATCTTGTTTAAAGTCTAGCAGCTCGTTAAGCATCGCTAGGTCTTCTATCGAATATGTGCCGTCTTGTAGTTCTCTTAGAGTACACATAGGAGGATCAACTAATAACGGCCTGTGCAAGTATCCTATGATGCTTGGGTATCTTCTGGTATCGAGCTCGGAGCCTTTTGAAACTTTTGTACTAGTCCCGACTCCCGAAGACCGCTTATTAAAGACGAATAATTCACACTTAGAATAAACAGCGATACCGGATAAATGTCAAGTAACGACTCCCCAGAAAAGTGCGTCGTAAAGCTAGACGAATCTAACCTAACCCCATCCCTCGAGCAACCTACAATAAGATCTTTTAGAAAATCTACAAGCTCCTGAGGGCTGCAAGATTTAAAGAGCTCGTGAAAAGTAGAACCTAAAACCTTAGAGTCCAAGCCCTCTTTCTTTTGATCTAAGCTTACTAGCGTGGATATGCTAGAGCCCAGGTATTTCATGAGCTTAAATTTTAACAATAACGCTTTTTCAGCGGGCCACTGAGTAACAGTATACTCATGCCCATTAATATTCTTTGTTTCGATCTTACAAGCCATACTTTTATTCTCCCGGTTCCCGGATTTTAGGGGCTCTAAAACGTGCAGCGCATAGCCGGGAACCATACACGAATGCACGCCTTAGAGCGTTCGCTAGTCTTATAGCTGCGTATAGGTCACGTCACCACGCTCTAGTACGATAGTCCACTCTCTCGTATTGATCCCTTCACCTAGCGTGAAATCCGCAGGCCTCTTAATATAGCCTTGCGACCCTGAAACGATCTCCCCGCCGAGGGTGTCTTTTAAAAGTACAAAGGTAGGGACAAATAGACCATTCTCTTGCGCAGCTAGCAACCCACCCATATACGTATTTGACGTTGACGTTTGAAGCAGGGTAAAAACAAGCTCCCCAGATCTATCGCCCATGTTAGACACGGCCATTTCACCCGAAGCACCTACTACATCAGTCATAGAGTCATTACGACGGCTGAATGTGATAAGGTCATCACCTTCAGCCCATCCTGTAATTTCGACGCCATTCACTAAAAGAACGGTATTTAAAAAGCTGTAATTTTTCATACTTATTTCCTATCTTACAAAAGTACCGTTAATTTGTAGGCCGTGCAAGGCTCCGGCTCCGATGACAGTAAAGCTCAAACCGTTGTACTGTCTAGCCTCCTTAGCACTCTGATCTACGAGAGCGACAGGGACGGCAAAGGTCTTATAACCTAGAGGTAAGAATTCACCCTCGATAGTCGTACCCGGCGCGATAAAACCATTAAAAACCGCTTCGTCTAAAGCTTTAATGACTTGCTGCTCTTCAGCGGCTACGCCCTTATCTGTGTACTGCACTTTAGTAGGCCGAGTTAAAGTATAGCCAAATACGTTTGTCTGAATTGCATTGGTCAGCCAGTCGATGCCGTGTACTTCATCAAAGAATCTATTTTGTCCTGCCGAAGCCATGTAAGACTCCGCATACATTGGGGAGCTTCCGACTACGATGTACGCATTTATGCGCTTGGTATCGAGTACGGCTTTTTGGTTCTGGGTAATCTCTTCTGGGGTAATCCCTGGAAGCTGCTTAAATTTAAGTGTGATAGTACTATCGGGCTGGCTAAAGTTAACTGTAAAGGCTCTGCCGAGTACCGAAAACTCTGGGTATAGGTCTGGCTTAGAGCAAAAGGTCGTGATCGTTCTGTCATACCCTGCATTCGACAGTACGTAACCTATATCCGTAGTCGATACACTGTCGTAAGAATCTAAGTCATTCGAAGTTGTAGCAAACACTTTAACGCGAGCCTGCGCCCAAGCTGCGGCGGCCTGTACGGCGCCCTCGCTGTTAACTTGTACACCATCTCGAACTTCTTTGGTGAATCCGAAGCCGTACCAAGCGGAGTTGACATTCTCTATAG